TTAACAAAGTTTTCAATGGAGGACGCTCCTCCTAATCATTTTTTTCTTGAGTATATCGCAAGACCGTCAACGGCTGAAATGTTTTTTGAAGATGTGCTAATGGCTTGTGTGTTTTATGGAATGCCTTTGCTAGCGGAAAATAACAAACCTAGATTGCTTTATTATTTAAAACGTAGAGGATATAGAGGCTTCAGTATAAACCGACCAGATAAAACATATAATAAATTATCTATAGCTGAAAGAGAAGTAGGCGGAATACCTAATTCAAGTGAAGATATAAAACAAGCACACGCTTCAGCTATTGAAACGTATATAGAAGATTTTATAGGGGAAAAAAAAGATGGATACGGAGACATGTATCTACAAAGAACTTTAGAAGATTGGGCTAAGTTTGATATAAATAATAGGACTAAGCATGATGCATCTATAAGCTCTGGACTAGCTTTAATGGCTTGTAATAAACATAGGTATAGTCCTAAAGGAATAACAAAAACTAAATCATACTCTTTAGGGTTTAAAAGGTATAATAACGAGGGAACTACTTCAAAAATAATATAATAAATGAATATAAGCACAAATACTAATAGCTCATTTCCAGATCAGGTTGTAAGTGATGCTGAGAAAGCAACGTGGGAATACGGTCTTCAAGTTAGTAGAGCTATTGAGCAAGAATGGTTTAATTACGGAGGAAGTGGTTCGAACCGTTATGCTACAAATTGGAATAATTTCCATAACCTGCGATTATACGCTAGAGGAGAACAAAGTGTGCAAAAGTACAAAGATGAACTAGCTATTAATGGGGATTTGTCTTATCTTAATTTAGACTGGAAACCAGTTCCTATATTATCTAAGTTTTCTAACATAGTTGCTAATGGCATAACCCAAAAACAATACGACTTAACTTCTTACGCTCAAGACCCTGAATCTTTAAAGAAAAGAACAGACTTTGCAGAAGACTTGTTATTTGATATGCTAACTAAAAATGAGCAAGCTCAAGCTTCCGAGGTTGTTAATGTAAACTTAAGTCGTTCTAACATATCCCCCGACAATTTACCAGAATCTTTAGAGGAGAGAGATCTGCACATGCAGCTTAGTTATAAGCAAGCTATCGAGGTTGCCGAGGAAGAAGCTATTAGCACTGTTTTAGCAACTAATGAATTTGATTTAACTAAATCTAGAGTAAACCAAGATTTGGTTAATATAGGTATAGGTATAACTAAAACATCGTTTAATCCTGCTGAAGGCATTGTTGTTGACTATGTGGATCCCGCTTATTGTGTTTGGTCTTATACGGAAGATCCTCACTTTGATGATATATATTATGTAGGAGAAGTTAAATCTATAACTATACCAGAGCTCAAAAAAGAATTTCCCAACATATCTGATAAAGAATTAGAAAGAATTCAGAAGATGTCTGGAGATAGAAGAATGATTCGTGGGTTTGAAAGCTACGATTATAATACTGTACAAGTTTTATATTTTGAATATAAAACATACACTGACCAAGTTTTTAAAATAAAGAAAACAGATTCAGGCTTAGAAAAAGCAATTGAAAAAACTGATCAATTTAATCCACCACCTAATGATAACTTTGAAAGAGTTTCAAGGTCTATAGAAGTATTATACGAAGGGGCTAAGATAATTGGAACAGATACAATGCTTAAATGGGAAATGTCAGAAAATATGACACGACCAATGGCTGACACTACTCGTGTAGAAATGAGCTATTCTTTATGCGCTCCAAGAATGTATAAAGGTAAAATACAATCTTTAATAAGTAAATGTATAGGGTTTGCGGATGTAATACAGCTGACTCATTTAAAAATACAACAAGTATTGTCTAGAATGGTTCCTGATGGTATCTTTTTAGATATGGACGGTTTAGCTGAGGTTGATTTAGGTAACGGAACAAACTACAATCCAGCGGAAGCGCTAAACATGTATTTTCAAACAGGTTCTGTTGTAGGTAGATCTCTTACTCAAGATGGAGATATGAATAGAGGTAAAGTTCCTATTCAGGAATTAAGTTCCTCTAATGGCATGGGCAAAATACAATCTCTTATTACTGCATATAATTACAACATGCAAATGATTAGGGATGTTACCGGATTAAATGAAGCAAGAGATGGATCTTTACCTTCTGCTGATTCATTGGTTGGACTGCAAAAAATGGCAGCTAATGCATCAAACGTAGCTACTAAACATATTCAGGATGCTAGTATTTTCTTAGCGCTTAGTACTTGTGAGAATATTTCTTTAAAAATAGCAGATGTATTAAACTTCCCACTTACTAAAAATTCTTTAATGAATAGCGTATCTACATTTAATGTAGAGACTTTAAAAGAAATGGAAAACCTAAATCTACACGATTTTGGTATATACTTAGAAATGGAACCTGACGAAGAAGAAACAGCGGAGTTACAGCAAAATATACAAATAGCTTTACAAACAAAAGAAATAGATATTGAAGATTCAATAGATATTAAACAAATTAAAAATCTTAAGCTAGCTAATCAAATGCTAAAGTTAAAGCGCAGAAAGAAGCAAGAAAGAGAAGAGGCTTTAACACAAAAAAATATACAAGCTCAAGCTGAGGCTAACGCTCAGGCTTCCGAAAGAGCGGCAATGGCTGAAGTTGAAAAACAACAAGCTCTTACCGCGGAAAAAGTAGCAATTGAACAAGCTAAGTCACAGTTTGAAATACAAAGAATGCAAACCGAAGCTCAAATAAAGAAACAATTAATGGCAACTGAATTTGAGTACAATCTGCAACTAGCTCAAGCACAAATAGGTGCTACTAAACAAAAAGAAGCTGAAATAGAAGATCGTAAAGATAAACGAGTAAAAATACAAGGTACTCAGCAAAGCGAACTTATACAACAAAGACAAACAGAAGGTATGCCTAAAAACTTTGAATCACAAGGTAATGATGTGATGGGAGGATTTGATTTATCTTCATTTGACCCTACATAAATAAGTATTTAATAATTATATAATATTATATCATGAATGAACAATTAAAAACGGAAGGATCTTTTAAGATCCAATCCAAGCCTAAACTAACTGACGAACAGTTGGCGGCTAAAAACAGGGAGCCTTTAATAGATGTTCCAAGTAACGTAACCCGAGTAGTAATTCCTAAAGAAGAAAAAGATGCCGTTCAAGAGTCAAGCTCAGATGGTTTGGATGAGAATAAACAAGCCGAAGATGTACAGGAAGTGGAGGAAGGAACATCCGAACCAGTCATTAAAGAAATTACCGAAGAAGAAGAAAAAGAAATAAAAGCTGAGGAGCCAGCAGTAGAACCACAACCTGTTCAAAATGATTTGCCAGAAAACATAAATAAACTGGTGGATTTTATGAGAGAAACAGGTGGGACTATGCAGGATTACCTCAGATTAAACACTAATTACGAGGACGTTGACAGAGATGTGCTTGTAAAAGAATATTACAAAAGCACTAAACCTCATTTGTCACAGGAAGAAATCGATTTTATGATCGAAGACACCTTTGCATTTGATGAAGATATTGATGAAGAGCGAGACATCAAAAGAAAAAAACTCGCATATAAAGAAGAGGTTTCAAAAGCCCGTAAGTTTTTAGAAGATACAAAAGAAAAATATTATGACGACATCAAGTTGAAGTCGCCTAGTCTTTCTGAGGATCAGCAAAAAGCGTCGGACTTTTTTAATCGATATAAGGAGGATCAGGAAAGAAACTCAAAAAACCACGAGAAGTTTAAAACTCAAACCGAACAATTATTCAATAAAGATTTCGAAGGTTTCGATTTCAGTTTAGGAGAAAAAAAGTTTAGGTATGGAGTACAAAACGCTTCTCAGGTTGGAGAAAAACAATCGGACATCGGTAATTTCATAGGGAAGTTCCTTGGAGAAGATGGTGCGGTTAAAGATACCAAAGGGTATCACAAAGCTTTATACACAGGAGCGAATGCTGATAAAATAGCAAATCATTTCTATGAACAAGGTAAAGCGGATGCTATTAGAGATGTTGTAAACAAATCTAATAATACATCTACTGAAGCTAGAAAAGCGGCACCAGTTGAAAGTGCTCGTTTTGGTGCGTATAAAGTCAAATCAGTTTCTGGAGCTAACTCCGCAAAATTGAAAATTAAAAAGTTTAAAAACTAATAAAAATGAGTTTATTACCACAATTTGGGAGTATAGTCCCATCACAAACACAGCAATTACTTGCTACAAACTATTTACAATGGAATAACAACGGCGGAGGCGGTGGAGTTCCTACTAACTTTGCTGATTTTGCTCAGCAGTATTTACCAGAAATTTACGAAGCAGAAGTAGAGCGTTATGGAAACAGAACGTTATCTGGATTCTTAAAAATGGTTGGAGCTGAAATGCCAATGACATCTGATCAAGTTATTTGGTCTGAACAAAACAGATTACACATCTCTTACGCTGGAGCATCTCAAGCTAACGGAGCTGGTACATTATCTGTAGTTACTCTTAACCCAGGCGCTGTAGCAGGAGTTAGCAATGTAATTTCAGTAAATGACACTGTTGTTGTTTTAGATCCAGCTACTGGATTAGAGGCTAAAGGTATTGTAACAGCATCTGTACTTGGTGCAGCTGGAACAATCACTATTCAGTCTTTTGCTGGATCAACTTTGACTACTCAAGGTTTCTCTGCAACTGGATTAAAAGTATTTGTTTACGGATCTGATTATTCTAAAGGAACTACATTAGCTGCTGGTGGCGCTGGAAACTCAGCTGCTAGAACTAGCGTAGAGCCTGTATTAACACAGTTTTCTAACTCACCAATCATTATTAGAGATCAGTACGTTGTATCTGGATCTGATACTGCGCAAATCGGATGGGTGAACGTAGCGACTGAAGACGGAACTGACGGATACCTATGGTATTTGAAAGCTGAGTCTGAAACACGTTTACGTTTTGAAGATTACTTAGAAATGGCAATGGTAGAAGGCGAATTAAATGCATCTGCTCTTAACCCATTAACTCAGCCAGGAACACAAGGTTTATTTGCTGCTATCCAAGATAGAGGTAATGTAGAAACTGGATTCACAGCTGCTAATGGATTGAATGAATTTGATGCTATCCTTAAAAACCTTGATACTCAAGGAGCAATCGAGGAGAACATGTTATTCTTAAACCGTCAAACTGCTTTAGACTTTGATGATATGCTTGCAGCTATTTCTAGCGGAGCTACTGGAGGTGTTGCTTATGGATTATTTGAAAATTCAGAAGACATGGCGCTTAACTTAGGATTTAGCGGATTCC